TTCATTGGTGACTCCTTTTGCTGTTAAGTGATTGGATACTAATTCAATAGTGTGGGTATAGGGGACAAATATGAGTACCTTATGTGACGCTTCATTTATTACATCCATCATTTCTTTAAGTCGTGGGCTTACATCAAACTCTACTACCTCATGTGTATCTGTGTATACCGCCCCACCAGATATTTGAAGTAATTTTGTTAGTCTACTCGCCGCATTTACTGCGCTTATTTCTTCGCCAGCCGCCTCTATAAGCATTTGGTTCTTTAGTTCTTTATAGTACTTAACTACCTGTGGTGTTAAAGGTACTTCTCTTGTTTGATATACTACGTCAGGTAGGTCAAGACATTCTGCTTTGGTAAATCTTATCGCTGGTTGTAGTGCATTAAATACTATCTGTGTAGCTATAGGTCTTGGCACCCATTTAAACTGAGTAGCTTGGAACATAACCTTATCACGCCACGCAGTAAAGAATTTAGGTACTAGATCAGGTGATACTAACTTAGATAGTCCAAACGCATCTAAAGGTGACTGAGCCGCAGGAGTACCTGTCAGCATCCAAAGTCGAGTGCTCGGTTTTAGTAATTTAGCTAAAGTTTTCCAGCGTTTAGTAGATGCTGTTTTATAGGCTGAACATTCATCAACTACTATTAGGTCAAAGGCTGTTTTATTTATCTCTTCACTGACTGTGCACATGCCATCAAAGTTTATAATAACAAACTCGTACTCACCATTTATAATCTTAATTCGTTTAGAAGCATTGCCATGAGCTACACCAGCGGTTCTGTGCATAGCTGTTTTAAATATGTCTGCTTGCCATGCGGAATACATGATAGATAAAGGGCATATAACTAATACTCGTTTAACTAACCCTCTATTCATTAAATAATCAGCCGCCCATATAACGCTAGCTGTTTTTCCAGTACCAGCTTCGTTAAAACAAAACGCTCTATGTCTAAGAGATAAGAACTCAGACGTGGTTCTTTGGTGTAGGAAGGGTGCGTATAATCCGGGCCAGTCGTAGTCTACAGCTATTGGGGAGGGTATCTTTAATGTACTAGATACTCTGGTCATGTGTTGCATTTCTTCTAACCCCCATGCCATTACTATATCGGCATCAAGTCCATCATCATTTAAAACTAAGCATCGTTCTAAATGGTCAGTAATTAGTGGAACTTTGTTTGAACTAATTTTAAACATTACCGCTTGGTTATCATTTATTAGTTTCATATATTCATTGTATAGATAGTAAAGCCCCTTTCGGGGCTAGTTTTAGTTCTTTATTTTTTACGTTCTTTCTTACTTGTTTCGGAAGTTAAACCTCCTTTATTATTGCGTGAGAATGAGCGATTTTTAGTAGCTGATTCAATACGTACTCCATCTTTATTAGAACCTCCTTTGGATAACGCTTTAACGTGAGCAATATCTTTCCCCTCTCGTTTATCCGCTTCACCATTTTTGTTTTTATCTACACCTGTTTTATCCATAGCACGTCTAGCACGTTGCCTTTCCATACGGTTAGCTAACTCACCTCTAGCTACTTGCTGTTGGTATTCTTTTTTATAGGGTCTATCTTCTGGGTTTTTATATGCCATTATCTTCTAGTCCTCTCTCTGTAAAATTCACAATCAGTAATAGGGCACCAACCACACAAAGGAGTGGGGTTAGCAGTCCAAACATTTCTATCATAAGACATACTCATCCTAGCTAAATCAGGGGTAAATGCTAACCACAATTTATCTATCTGCGCCCTACTATACTCTTCAGGTACAAAGCTATTATGCACTATGAATAACAGTCCTGCTTTTATGTTCTGTACTTCTGGAAAATGTGCAAACGTCATTAATGCCATAAGTTTTAACTGCTTTACATCTGGATACTTATTACTCCCTGTTTTGTAGTCTATTATATAGGCAGTATCACCATGTACTATTAATAAATCTACGATACCTCTAACCCATCTATCTTCAGCATCAAAAGCTATGGGGTGTCTGTCCTTACACAGAGCCATTTCATACTCCGTGTACTTAGTGCCCTCTATGTCTATAAGGCTATCTGTTACTACTTGAAACTTAGCGTAATTAACTGCTAATGGAGTTCCATCTTTCACATAGCCTTCTAGAGCCTTATGCACCTCAGTTCCATAAGTCATAGCCTCAGATACTTTCTGCTCATAGTTCTTCAATACTTTTATCTGGTGGTACTGCTTTGGGCAGTTTAAGTATTGTTTTAAACCTGAAAACGACCATGTGTAGCTACTCATTAACAACTCCTATATTGTTTAATGTCTATTATAACATGACTTTTATTAACAGTCACCATAACTATATCCTGAACTGAACTCACATGCTACAGGTAATCCCTTAGCCCAACTAGGCGGGGTAGACATAACACCTACAATAAACTTTTCAGCCTCCTCTAATTCATCTTCTGGTACTACGCATACGGCGGCATCGTGGACAGTTAGTGCAGGTTTATAACGCTCATTTATCTTTAGCATCTGTTCACCTACGATTATCCTAGCTAGAGCCTGAACTACATTTTCTACCAATGCCCCACCCCATATAGACTTCATGCCCATACGTGATTTGTATTGGTAGTAGCTTTTTGCTTCTTCTGTATATAGATGTAGGTCTGGGTACTGTATATATAGCCCATTAGGTAGCTGTATTCCTTTTTTAGTTACTAGTAAGCACTTGTTCTTTCCATAGTAATAGTCTTTTCTATTAGCTTTTTCCCCTGCAAAGTTTGTATACTCCCAATTAGCAAGATTTTTTATTACCATATCTCCATCTTTCCATAGAGATATAATCTTATCATTAGTCTCTCTATATAATCTTACTATACCCTCACATTCCTCTAATGGTAGGTCAGCTCCGGGGGGTTGGGTCTTTAAAGTGTGTTGTAATTTAGCCGCACCTGTACCAAATCCAAGTCCTAAAATACAAGTTTTACCAACAAAACGCTCAATAGGGTTTGCTTTGCTAATAGTTTTATCATATATCTTAGAAGCAAAGATAGAGTACACGTCCTCTTCGTTGGCAAATTGTTCTGTTACATCATCTTGTCCAGCCAACCAAGCTAACACCCTAGCCTCAATCTGTGAAGAATCGCAGTTAATAACTATATAACCATCTTCAGCCATAATAGAGTTCTTCAGAGCTTTCTTTTTCTTATCCCTACTAGGTAAATTCTGTGCATTAATAGCATCTAAGCCACTCCATCTTCCAGTATGTGCCCCATAGTATTTTAATGGGATAGGTAAATAACCCTTGTTTCGCGCACCAATACCTATAAAACGTTCTAGCCTTGATTCCTCTATTGTAGATTTAGTGCCGAGCCGTACTGTACATAGTTGTTGTATGAATAAGTTTTGGTTCTCAGATAACTCTATAAAACCCAAATCATTCTTAGCTAGGGCATAAGTTTCTTTACCAGTAGTATTACTTGTCTTCATAGGGGGTTTAATTCCTAACTCAACTAATAGCTCTGCAAATTGTTTATTACTAGCTAACTTTTTACGTACTTCCTCGTCTGTATCACAGTTAAGTTTTTCTTTTAAAGAGCTAAGCATCATCTGCTTTTCTTCTACAACTTCGTCTAGCCTTTCAACTAACATAGCATCATCGACTTTAAATACAGGGAATATAAACATCCTCAAAGTCATATCAATTAAGCTAAGTTCATCTTTTGGAAAGTCATCTATTAGTATTTTATATAATTCAAATGTAATATCGACATCGTTTATGCAATAGTCGGCATAGTTTTCCAACTCAGCGCTAGTAAAGTCTTTTCTACGTTTACCTTTTGCATCATTTACTTCTGTACCTTTTTCATTTAGCCCATATCTAATTGCTAATGATGCCAGTGATCCTCCTACATCTATACCATGTATAGCCCTAGCCATACTTAACGTATCTATATATAGTTCAGGTTCAACTCCTAGTATCCATCTGAGTATAGCGCCGTCAAACATTGTGTTATGGCACACAAGAATAGAGTTAGCCCAGTCATACTTAGCTAGAGATACTTTTAATTCTTCATGTGTACCTGTATGCCACTCTGTCTGAGCGCCGTCTACCTTTATACCTACACCTATAATCTCAAATCTTTTATCTCTAATATATTCTTCAGTAGTTTGCTTTCTTAATGTATAGCCCTGCGCCCAGTAAGTTTCAAAATCCAAAGTTATAATCATAAATATCCTAAAGCATTAGCTATCCATACTAAATTAGTACCTATAAACCCTGAGAGTATAAAGTTCTGTATTCTAATTAGAGTCATAAACCTAGCGGCGGCAGTTTCTAATAACCATATTTCTTCCTCAAACTTTCCTGAGTCTTCCATATCATCTACGATACTAAACATCCCACCTATAATTGCCTTAGTAGGCATTGACAGTTCTTCTCTTACTGTTCTTTTTTTCATTGTATTACCTTTGATGTTTAATTATATTCATTACCACAATGGGCTTTCTTTCTTACACCCACGACATATCTTTAAGTTAAGTATATAGGATTGCCTATAGTGCTTACATACATGGGGTGGACAAAACCATCTCTTAATTAAGGCCCTCATTACGCCTCCTAATATGTTCATCAACTGATTTATCATACCCTGCAATCTGTTTAGGAGTAGTGGCGCAGGTTGAGCGTACGAACTTATATCTGTAAGAGTCTAGTTTTAGTTCTTCTATTTCCTCTCGTAGTTCTTTGATCTCTGTTAATAGAGCATTAACGTTTCTTCCAAGTCGTTGCATATCTTCTTCAGAGATTTCCATTACTCCTCCGAAGCTTCTAACTTTTTAATTGCACGATTTAAGTAGTATTGTGCTTTCTTTAAATCTTCCAACTTGCTTATCTTGTATCCTGCACGAGACACATACTTAATCACATTAGCAAGGCAAAAGTCTTTATCCAAACCTTTAGCTTCTATATAGTCTATTGTCTCAACGCCGCCATGTGTGTAGTGGCTAGGACTGTTAACAGGATCAGGTTTAGGACTTTCCTTTACTTTCCATACTGCTCTTACATTTGTCTCTTCGTTTATCATTTTATAGTCCTCATATTGTTTTGGGTAGCACCACAAATTTATAGGGGGGAAATAGAAGTCAGCCCATTTCATTTTCTTTTAAGAGGTCTTTCTCATTTAATCTCTCCTTAATGCGGTCTATTTCATCCTGTAATAATTCCAGTGCATACGTTGCAATTTGTAACTGCTCTTCATCAGGTATTGATATATACTCATACGCAAGCCCAATAGCAAGGTGTCCATCTACTTCATCTTTATCAACATCTACTTTATATTTATATTTATAAAAGACAATCACCTCTGTAAGGTTTTCACTATCTGTAATCTCTTGTACGTATTCTTTACTCATTACCATCCACTCCTCTCTGCGCTCTCAG